AGTCAACCACATCTTTTGAAGCTTTTGAAATGGAAATTTAAGCTCATCATTAATTGATCTATTAACCCATTTAATTTCAAGTCCACCAATGTAATTAGCGTATCCACCGTCTTTTACTTGGTTAACAAGGAAGTCCATAAAATAGAACTTAGGTGTTGGATACAATTCCCACCTAAAGTTAGTAGCCAACCAATCAGCGACTAACTTCTCTTTCCTACCGTCGCCATAAACTTGTCTTATTGGTTCGGTCATTTCTTACCCGCCCAACCACTACCTTTAAAGTGAACTGGTATAGCTGTATAAACTAGCTTCAAAGGCGCATTACAAATTTGGCAATGAGGAGTTTCATGATCTATTGGTAAATTCAATTCCACCACCAACTCCTCACCCCTGCACTCGTATTCATAATTAGGCATGGTGGTTTAGTTCAATATGATTAATACAACCACACGCCACGCATTTCTTTATGCCTTCCACGGTGATTAACCTAGGGTCATTACACATTTCACAACACTCAGATAAAGGCACTACGTCCAACATAACACCATTATCCGTGAAGGTTGCTCGCATACCAGTTGGGTCAATCATTTCCATATCACCCATTAGTCGTTCCCCTCAAAGAACCAACGACCGTTTGCTGAAAGCTTTGCCCAACGTGCATGTTCTTTGACATTGCCTTTACAAACGTATCCATAGTACGTTTTACCGCCTTTTGTGACACCCTGTTTAAATGTAAAACCATGTTCACACTCCGGCGGCATATTCGGCGTTGCGCTGCCAATGGCGTCAACTACTTCCCCAACCGACCACACAACAGGTTCGGGTTTCTTATCAGTTTCAAAACTATCTCTTAAAATAGTTTCAATCTGTCCCGATTTACTGCCGGCTGCGCCATACATGTTTTGACGTTGCTCTAGTTTCTCTTTAAAGCTTTTGGTAGGAGTTTCCGCTGCAATGACTTTAGCCATTTCGCTTTGACTTGGTCGCTTGCCTTTAGCTGCGTATCCTGCGTTTGCCAATGCTCTACCGATTGCAGAAGTTTCGCAGTTCTCCAATGCAGAAGTTTGATTGACGCCTCTATCTGTAACCATTTCATAAGCAAGACCAGTTGCCCAAGGATAGGCGTCCAACTCCGTACGATATATTGAAGCGCGGACAATAAAACGCGTAGGGCTAGACTCCAAAAGCTCAGTGTAAATACGAAAATCATCATGCTCAGCAATAAACTTTCCAAGGCGCACCTCTACCGTTTCATAGTCGTTAATGTTAAATGCCATTTTCCTCGCCCCTCATTTCTCTAACAATTTTGTGGAATATGATTCCGTATCCAAGGAGATCGGTGAGTGAATCCTCATGGTCGCTTGACTGACTGAGGCGTGCGACTTTGACGAGCAGCATACACATTGCGACTTGCTCAGGCGAAATGTAAGTGTCCAAGTAACCTGACCACAATTCGCTGATTCGTCGGTGATTTGTTTCCGGAGAGCCGTAAACACTTCCTCGTTGAACAAGGGTGAGTTGGACATCATTTAAGAGTTCCTCAGTTCTTTTCATAATCAAACACCTCGTCGGACTCTTTTTGTATGTTAGTTAATCGTCGGTGCGATTCCCAACCTATTGCACGACCTCGCCAATAGCCTTTATTGTAAGCTTCTTTTTGCCATAAGTTTAGGGCGAAGGAAATTAATCCAGTAGAAATCAAAAACCATAAAATCGTTAATCCGTTGATTTTCATTAGTCGTTCCAACTGCCAGCATAATCGGTTGTAAAGCAATGCATTTCTACTGCGCTGTCATAAGACTCATTGTAGGAATAACCTATGTCTGAAAGGTAATGTATTGCGAGAATTAAAGCTGCATAACTTTCAACCCAATAGATATATTCGTGATTGTAATTCATTTCTTGATCAAATCGGTATTCTTGAATTTCCCAATTATGACCTGAGAATTGCATTTGACTCTCAGTTAATCGCTCAAAATTTAAAGCGTTTAACTTGAAGTCTTTTAAAGCGTTAGCATGTTTTATTTTCATATAAAGCCTTTCCGTTACACCAAGCCGTTTACTTGGATAGGAAAAGCATGACTTATAGCTACGACATTTACAACGCCGTACATGGCGAGTTTCATAACGTTTTGGTAACGAACCCTAAAGTATTCCTAGAGAGTCAAACTCATCAATTTGTTGGTCAATATCTCTAGGCTCGTAATCGGTCTGTCTACCCATATAGCTTACCTTCAAATATGAACGTGCCGTTATTGATAGGAATAGGAATTACCTGCACCTTACGGTCTTGCACATAGGCAACAGCGAACCCTTGTTGCCAATTAGCATAACCCCTCGTGTACGCCATACCGCTTGAGGCAAGGTCAACTAAATTGCCGACCTCTAATCCCCATACAGTACGCCCTAATTGCCCCCTAGACGCCTCTGTATAGGCTGATAACCCTAGTCGGTGGGTGTGTCCACACACTACGCTCTTTCCTAGCCTTCTAGCCCCGTTTAAAGCCGTTTGGGAAGGTACTTGGCTGAGAGGGAAGGCGTCACCGTGTACTGCCGTCCAACCATGCGCCCAGTCAAGTCCGTATGGGTGAAACTTAATTTTGAGTTTGTCGTATCCCATAAAACGTTCATATTGCAACTCCGGCAGATTAAGCAAGCTTGGCAAACGTTTCTTGATTGATCTGTAAAGTCTGATTCCATGGTTACTTCCTAGTACGTCGGTAACACCAAGGTATTTCAAAACCTCTTGAGTAAACTTTCTATCATCATCTAAGTTGCCGACCATTTCGTCAATTGTGCCGGCGTTAAAACCGCCAAGCTGAGGAAGGTCAATCTCATCACCTATTTGAATTGTTTGGTGAGGTTTCCATTTAGCTAGAAACTTCCCCACTACCTTCACGCTTTTCTCGTCTATAAATGGGGCTTGAAGGTCTGAGATAAACGCAATTCTTTTTATGCTAATTATCGTCCTCGTCGTCGTAGGGGTCATGGTCAGGGTTGACGGGATTGAACTCAGGTGACTCCGGAACTAACCACTCAGGGTAAGAGTTTCTGTCATTAATGATTCCAAGAGCTTGATCTACTGGAAATCCAGCCCGTCTAAGCGACAAATAATATTCACGCACACTAATTGCGTAACAATCAAGTCTTGACATGATTTTGTCATGCTCGTACTTTCCAACGCGTCTAGTGACTTTGCGCTTTTTCTTTTGTGCCATGATTAAGTTTACTTCCTACTTACGACAACAAACAGTTCATCTAGCCTTTTTTCTAGGCGTGTCACTTGGTCTTTTAAACTGTCGCCCCCATTCGGGCGAAGCTCGTTAAGCCAACCTTTTACTAGCCAACGTAATCCAGCCAGTATTCCAATTAGTGTGGTGGTAATTCCAGCAGCAAAGCCAGCCCACTCAAGGGCTGACATTACTTTTTACTGCCTATACCAAAAGCCTCATCATTAGGATTGATAGCTCTAAGAATTGGTGCTGCAAAAGCAACTAAAAATGCTTTCCAAATATCCTGTAATGAACCTTCAGGATTTGTTACATAAACAGTTGCAAGGCAAACAAACGCGCTGCGTCCGTATGACTCAATAATTGCTAATGTCTTTTTATTCATTGCTACCCCCTAGTAACGGTATGTTAAAGAACTCTGAGTTGTTGTCTTGATCTTTCTTAAAACTAATATGGATATGGTGGTTATGCGGCGAAAACCCACGATAGGTACGCCAACGCCACCCAAGTACAGGCGACGCAATTTTGCCTAAATGAATTACATAAGATAAACGTCCGTGAGTTTTCCCGTACTGTCTAAGCTGATCTGCCAAATATGCTGAATCCCCTTTGTTGTCAGAAAGGCGAGCGTCAACATCAATTGCGCGGACGCAGCCCGTTTTCGTTTCGGGAACATGGTCGGACGGCTTTCCACTAGACAAGTGCCGTAGATCAGCAATCCACCCGTCACTTGAACGAAGCCGCGATTCAAAAGAATCATCTATTTGATTTCTTAATTGAACCGCAGCTTTTGATAACCAAGGTTTCATTAGCCAAGCAAAACTTTGAGTTCGTCAACTGTTAAGCCAAGTTTTTCGGCAATAGCTAAACGTTGCGCTTGTTTACTTTCGGCTTCCGCTTGTTCTGTTTCAAATTCTGCCTGTAACTTTTCCCTCAATGCTTTTTCTGTCACGGTTTCCTCGCGCTCAGTAATAGTTTCCTCGCCTGTAAGAGCATTAAACTCTTTTTCAATTATTTTCATTTTATCTCCTTATGCGCTTGTATAAACATAGACCGTGCCATTATCAAAATTACCAGTATTAGAAAAAATGGAAATAGAACTTATAACAGAACTTGAGTTATAATAGCCACCAACCGTGAAGTTCCAATTACTATTACTTGCAGCCGCAGTCGCACCACCAGCACCATTAAAAATTTTTACTCCTGAACTATTGCAGCCACTTAATAATAAATATCCCGATACCGAACTGTTTGCAGAATTAGACATGCTAGCAAAAGGAATAGCGTCTTGGCTAGCATTATTAGCGGCAACAAAATTACCATTGTCATAACTTGAACCAGCAACAATTCTATGACCAAAATAATTATAATTAGCACCTGTATCTGTGTTTAATCTTGCCAAAATCTCAGAACTAGCACTCGCAGAACTTGCTGCAGTTATAATTATCATTATTTTATCTTTGCCTGAAATACCAGAAACAGTAATTGTTTGCGCACCAGTTAATGCAGTTCCACCTGAATTTAATAAAGACCAATTTGCACCACCGCCACCTGCGGCAGCCGCCCATTTTAATCCAGTTGCGGTGGTTGAATCTGCGGTGAGGATTGTATCGTTTGCACCAACCGTAAGTTTACTAAAAGTATCTGCACCTGTACCAACAACTAAATCACCTTTAGCGTCAATAGCAGTTGCCATTGAGTTAGTAATAGTTACTGTTCCTGAAGTACCACCGCCGCTAATTCCTGTTCCAGCGGTAACGCCTTCAATGTCACCCGTTGCACCTGAAGCAACCCAAGCTGCACCGTCGTAATACCAAAGTCCATTTGTGTCTTTTGTATATGCAAACTGTCCCTCTTGCGGTGAAGTAATTGCTGCGTCGCGAGCCGCCGCACTTGCAAAAACTAATACACCTTGCATTAAATAACCGTTTGTGTCCGCGGCGGTTAAAACCTCACCGACCGCAAACGTTTTAAAGCCTAATCCTGCTGCCATATTGTTGACCCCCTAGTAGCTAAGTATATCGTCATTTAGTTGACCATAATAAGTATTGTCCAAGATAAATCCGTCAACAAGAGGTTCTTGAGTCCCGAATATGCCAAGCCAAGTAGAGGGTGTAATTTCCCAAGCTATTGCCTGAACTTGCAGGTTTTTCGTGATCGTAGAGCCGTCCGGTTGAAGGTTTGTGATTAGAACATTTGTAAAATAATCCATGTTTAAAATTGTGTCTGTTGGCACGTTAGGGTCTAAAAGGTCAATGGTCATCTCGTCTATTCTAATGGTTGTTTCTGACCTCGTATTGACGTAAATAGCGGCAATATTGGCTGCCTCAGTATCGGTTTGCACTACTAAATCTGAGCTAGTAATTGAGTGGGGGAAGTAAGTGGCAACGCTATCAGCGTCAATGAAACCTTGG